GCCAAGAAACTTCGCACCACTCACCGGGTGGCCCGCCGCGGTTAGGACCCGGGAACCCTCGGCCGTCCGCCGCACACACGGCGCCCACAGGGAACGGCGGACGGTCTCGAGGACTTAACCGTAAGCATCCTTAGTCCTAACCCACATAAGGCTAAGCCCCTTGAGGGGAGGCGTCATGCGCTTCCTCCTCGTGACAGACGACGCCACCGCAGACGAACTGCGCGAGGCGATCATGCACCTACGCGACAAGCAACGACGCGCGGTGATTCAGTCCACGCGGGATGAGCTCGACGCCGACATGTCAGAGCTGCTCGACCTCCTCGCCGCCAAGGCTGAGCAGTGACCCAGCCGGCGTCACACCTGCTCGACATCTACGACTGCTGGCTGCATCTCGCCACAGACAAGCGGCAACTGGCCACACTCCGACGTCGCTACGGCAAGGACAAGATCCCCACCCTCAGCCGCGACTCGTTCGGATGCCTGGTCTCATTCCGCCAGCAGCCCACCGATCGGCCCGACGTCAACCACTACGTGCTCTACCTCGACGTAGACAAACACCGAGGCGACCAAGGCCAACTCGTCGACACCGTGGCCCACGAATGCACACACCTCGCAACCGGCATCCTCGACAGCGTTGGTGCTAGTTACGACGGTGACAGTGAACCCCTGGCCTGGCTGCTCGGGTGGCTGGTGCGCTGGGTGTGGACCTCGCTGTGAAGGTGTGCTCCAACCCCGGATGCCCAGAGCTATGCCAGTCAGGCATGTGCCAAGCGTGCAGACGCAAGGCAGACCAGGCTCGAGGCACACGGCAGCAACGTGGGTACGACGCCAGCTACGACCGTCAACGCAGGGCCGGCGCACACGCACTAGGCCAAGGCGCAGTGCTCACCTGCTGGCGCTGTGGGCACGTGGTCACTAGGCCACTGCGACGACGACCGCACAGTCATCCACGGACCCGAGCACCTACGCCAATGCAACCTCGCGAACACTCGCGGAGGCTGCTCCCATATCTCACATGTGACGTGAGGGGGTGGGGGGGTACCCCGAACACCCGTTCGACTGGGACCGCGGGGGAGGGCTCGCCGGGGTCTGTCAGGTTCAGCGGCTCCCCGTATCTCACCAAGCGCATATCCAGGTTCGCGGCGCAAGGCCGGAACCGACCACCGCTCAGCGCAATGCCGGGCAGAGGGAGGAAGTCATGGCCGGAGGTGGAGCTCGTTCGCGGTCTGGACCCGCGCCGGATCCGATGGCTCTCCGTCGTTCGCGCAAGGATGACGCCGCTGGGTGGACTGTCTTGCCGAGCGAGGGACGCACGGATGCCCCACCGCGTTGGCCGGCTCCGACTCAGACCGACCGAGAGGCCGAGCTCTGGGTGGAGATGTGGTCGAAGCCGCAGGCGTTGATCTGGGAGCGCGACGGGCTGAGTCATTACGTGGCGATGTTCGTTCGGCTGCTCGCGGAGGCTGAGGTCGAGAAGGCGTCGGCCGAGAACCGTAAGACGGTTCGGATGATGTTCGCGGACCTGTACCTGACTTCTGACGCGATGGCCCGGGCTCGTATCCGTATCGCGGAGGACGAGACGGCTGAGCGTCGCCAGGAGAAGGCCGCGTCTGTCTCGAAGCCGACGTCTCGCGACCGCTTCGAGGTCGTCGATGGCGCAGGGGCCTGACAAGTACGTCGTCGACTTCCCCACGCTGTGGGTGGCGATCGACTGGACTGAGGCCCACTGCGTGGTCCCGGACAGGGATCAGAAGGGCCAACCGTTCGTCCACTATCTCTGGCAGCTCTGGTGCACGGTCAACTGGTACCGGATCAAGCCGACGGCGAAGGTCGGGCAGCTTGCTACGGCGTTCTTCTACCGTCGTGCGCAGATCGTGGGGCCGCAGAAGTGCGGTAAGGGTCCGTGGTCGGCGTCGATCATTGTTGCGCAGGCTCGTGGTCCGGTGTTGTTCGCCGGGTGGGCCGCGGGTGGCGAGGTCTACGACTGCGCCGATCATGGCTGCGGTTGCGGCTGGGTCTACGAGTACCGGCCTGGCGAGGCGATGGGTCGTCCGTGGGCGACGCCGCTAATCCAGTTGACGGCGACCTCGGATGACCAGACTGACAACGTCTATGACCCGTTGAAGGCGATGCTGCGTTACGGGCCGCTGTCGGGTCAGGTCACGGTGGGTGAGGAGTTCACTCGTCTCCCGAATGACGGGAAGATCGAGACGGTTACGTCATCAGCGTTGTCGCGGCTGGGTAACCCGATCATCTTTGCGCTTCAGGACGAGACGCAGCTTTACAACGACTCGAACAAGCTTCGCAAGGTCGCCGAGACGCAGCGTCGCGGCGCCGCGGGTATGGGTGGCCGGTCTATGGAGACCACGAACCCGTGGGATCCGTCTGAGGACTCGGTCGCGCAGCGGACGCATGAGTCGAAGCGCCCGGATGTGTTCAAGTTCTACCGGAACCCGGACACCGAGCCGTCGCTGCGGCACGCGGACGGCATGGGTTACAAGTTCACCGTCGCCCGGGAGCGCCGCAAAGTTCTCCAGTACGTGTACGCCGGCTCTGACCACGTCGACCTCGACGGGATCGAGGCTGAGGCGCTCGAGCTGATGGAGAAGGACCCTGGGCAGGCGGAGCGGTTCTACGGGAACCGGATCGTCGCCGGCCTAGGCACCTGGCTCCCCCGCGAGACGTGGGACACCCGCGCGGTCCCTCAAGAGGTCGCCGCCGGCACGCAGGTCGTGGTCGGTTTCGACGGCTCGGACGTGGATGACTGGACTGGCTTCCGGTGTGAGACCCGTGAGGGCTACCAGTTCACCCCGAAGTTCCCTGATGGCCGCCCGATGATCTGGAACCCGGCCGACTATCCGGGGCATCAGGTCCCCAGGCTCGAGGTCTCCGCCGGCCTTGCGCACATCGTGGCGACCTACAAGGTGGCGCGTCTGTACGCGGATCCCCCGTATTGGGAGTCCGAGTGCGACGCCTGGGCCGAGGAGCACGGCGACACCGTCGTCCTGCGTTGGTACACCCGCCGGGTTGTGCAGATGCACGCTGCGGCCGAGCGGCTCATCACCGATGTCCGCAAGCAGGACTCGTCGTTCACTCACGATGGCTGCGAGATCACCGCCCAGCATGTCGGGAACGCCCGGAAGTCCCCGCGGGGGCTGGTGCTGGCTGGCGAGTCCAAGTCGACCATCAAATACGTCCTGTCCAAGCCGGGTGACGGCCGAAAGATCGATATGGCGATCCCGTCAATTCTGGCGCATGAGGCGCACGGGGACGTGACCTCTGCTGGCTGGCCGGATGTCAGCGAGAACTACGTGTACTTCTGACCCGAGGGGGGCGAGTGGCGACAGCCGATCAGGCCCTCTCTGTGGTCAACAAGCTCTACACGCGCCTGACTGGGCGGCGTACAGAGATTGACCGGGCGTTCGCCTACTTCGAGGGCAAGCAGCCTCTCGCGTATGCGACGGATCAGTGGAAGAAGTTCCATCAGGACCGTTACCGGGAGTTCTCGGACAACTGGTGTGGTGTGGTGGGGCGTTCTCCGGTGGATCGTCAGCGGATCGACGGGTTCCGGCTCGGCTCCTCGACTGATGTCCTGACTGACGATGAGCGCGAGCTGTGGGACGACTGGAACCGTAACGAGCTCGGTGCCCAGTCGAATCAGGGCTTCCTTGCTTCGACGATCGCTAAGCGGTCTGCGGTGCTGGTGTGGGGCGATGAGAACGACGAGCCCGAGGTTTCGTGGGAGCACCCAGCCCAGGTGGTCGTGGACTACTCCGCGGATGGTCGCGGTCGTCGCGTCGCTGCGCTGAAGGCGTGGCAGGAGGATGGCGTCGAGTACGCCACCCTGTACCTGCCTGACGAGGTGTGGAAGTTCGAGCGCCCGACCTATCAGGCTACTGAGCAGTCGGGGTTTGTGCTGCCGCAGTCGGTCATGACGACGACGGGTGGCTGGACGCCCCGCATGGTCGAGAATGAGCATTGGCCGCTGCCGAACCCGCTTGGCGAGGTTCCGGTGGTCGAGTGGCTGAACCGCCCCATGTTGGGCGGGGAGCCGATCTCGGACATCGCGGGCACGATCGCGATGCAGGACGCCATCAACATGTTGTGGGCGTACCTGTTCACGGCCGCTGACCATGCGTCGATGGCTGCTCGTGTGGTGTTGGGTGCGGAGCCGCCGAAGGTCCCGATTCTGAACGAGACGGGCCAGGTGATCGGCACTAAGCCGGCGCAGATCGAGGATCTGGCCGAGCATCGCCTGCTGTTCCTTCCGGGCAAGGATGGGAACAAGCCGGAGATTGACCAGTGGGACGCCGCGAAACTGGACGTGTTCACGAGCGTTATCGCGGAGGCGGTGGCGCACATCGCCGCGCAGACCGCGACACCGGGCCACTACCTGTTGTCGAATGAGAAGTTCGCGAACCTCAACGGTGACGCGCTCACTGCTGCCGAGGTGCCGTTGGCTACGAAGGTCGCGAACCAGCAGACGCACTTCAACCCGGCCGCCAAGGAGACCGCGCGGCTGATGGCGCTGGTCCGTAGCAAGAAGGATCTGGCTGCGGCGATCCGGGTCACTGACGGGCGTCGGTTCGTGCAGTGGAAGGACCCGGCGATGCACTCGTTGTCGCAGGTCGCCGACGCTGCCACGAAGGACCGGGCCGTGGGGCTGTCGTTGCGGACAGTGCTGGAGACCCGGTACGGGATGACGGAGCCGGAAATTGAGCGCGAGCTGGACCGGATCCGCGATGAGCAGTCCGACCCGTTCGCGCTGCTTGACCCGGGCACTCGGGCTCTTGTGAAGGCCAACAGTGGCGTCGCCGAGCCTCCAGCGGGCGCGTAGTCACCACGCCCGACAGGCGGCTATCGCTGCGTCGGCGGCGTTGGCTGTGCGGCGGTTGTTCGAGCGGCGTCGGTCGTTCGGGGAGATCTTGGCGACGATCGCTTCGTACCAGTTCGCTTCTGCGACCACGGCGTCACAGTCAATGTCTGCGGCCACGGGCGGTGCTCGGCCTGTCGTGAATCCCTCAGTGTTCGCCGGGGTCTCGTCCGCCGGGTTCCCCATCTCTGAGCCGCTGGTCGCGACCATCGACAAGTACGTCCCAGCCCCAGCGGAGGCGCTGCCCGAGCCGTGGTGGGACGACGTCACATCGTTCCTCGCCGCGGTGGAGCAGTTGGTCGAGTCCGAGATCCAGGACGCCGGCCGGTCTGCCGCCCAGGTGGAGATCAACGCGGCCCCGGACTGGCAGAACTACGTCAGGGTCCTCGTCCCCCCGTCCTGCAAGCGCTGCGTGGTCCTCGCGGGCCGGATCTACCGGGATCTCGAGGGTTTCGAGCGGCACCCGAAGTGCGACTGTGTCCACTGGCCCGTTCAGGACTGGGAAGAGGCCCACGACGCCGGCCTAGTGTCCTCGCCGCAGGAGGCGTTCGACAAGGGCATGATCCGGGACCTGACCGCGGCTGAGACGCAGGCCATCAAGGATGGCGCTGACATCACCAAGGTCATCAACTCCTCGCGCGGCATCCGCACCGCCGACCTGTTCGGGCGGCGCGTGAAGGTCACCACATACGGCACCACAAGGCGTTCTGCGTGGCGCAAGGCCAACCCAACGCCACTGGTCCGGCTCCGGCCCGAGTCCATCTACCGGATCGCTGACGGCGACCCCGTCGAAGCGCTCCGACTGCTGCGGCTCTACGGCTACATCACCTGACAACTCGGGAGGTCGTCATGCCAAGCGGAAGTGTCGCCGACTGGATCTGCGCAGTCCTGCTGTTCCTGATTCTCCTCGTTGAGCTCGGCGTCATTCGCGCCAACTGACGAGCCACACACCTCCCGCCGCGCAAGGCGTCGGGCCAACTCCGCAATGGAGGGCATCACCATGTCGCAAGCGGCCACTGAGACCGAGAGCACCACCACTTCCGAGACTGCCGGCCAGACGTCTGCCGACACATCCGCGGAAGCAACCTCCGCAACGGAGACCACCGAGACCGGCACCACCACTGAGGGCGAGACCGCCCTGGGTGACGCCGGCAAGAAGGCGCTCGACGCCATGAAGGCTGAGCGTAAGAAGGCCCGCGACGACGCTGCTGCCGAGAAGGCCAGGGCCGACGCGCTCCAGGCGAAGCTCGACGGCAAGGAAGCCGAGTTCGCTGTGGAGCAGGCCAAGCGTGAGGCCGAGAAGGCTGCGCTGGCTAAGGCCGACGAGAAGATCCTCCGGGCGGAGATCAAGGCCGCCGCGACGGGTGTCCTCGCTGACCCCGCTGACGCCTACAAGTTCCTCGACCTGGCCTCGTTCGAGGTTGGGGACGACGGCGACGTGGACGTGGCTGCGATCAGCGCTGCACTGAAGAACCTCACCGATTCGAAGCCCTACCTCGCTGCGCAAGGCAAGCGGTTCCAGGGCACGGCCGATGCGGGCGCTCGCAATGACGCCGCTGGGCCGACCCAACTCACTCGTGACGACATGTCGCGGATGAGTCCCGAGCAGATCTCCGAAGCCGAGGCCAAGGGCCAGTTCGACGACGTGCTCGGACGCAAGTAGCCACTTCGTCCCTTTAACAGAAAGAGGTAGCCAGTCATGGCTGTCACTAACTTCATTCCCGACCTTTGGAGCGCCAAGCTCCTGGTCGCTCTCCGCAAGTCCCTCGTCGCTGGTGTCGCGTGCGTCAACCGTGACTACGAGGGCGAGATCAAGCGTCAGGGTGACTCGGTCAAGATCACGTCCATCAACGACGTGACGATCGGTACCTACACGTCGCACTCGGACATCACTGTCGAGGACATCGACGACGCGACCCGTTCGCTGCTCATCGACCAGGCCAAGTACTTCGCCGTCGAGCTCGACGACGTTGAGAAGGCGCAGCACGTCAAGGGCGGCGGCTCCCCGCTGTCCCAGGCGGTCGACAACGCGGCCTACCAGCTCGCGTCGACTGCTGACGCGTTCCTGCTGGACCTCATCAACGACGCTGCGGAGGCCACGGCGAACGACCTGGGCACTGTGGCGATCCACACCACGGCTCGCAACCTGTACGACGCGTTCGTGGACCTGGCCGTCCTGCTCGACGTCGCCAACGTGCCGGAGGTGGGTCGCTTCGCGGTGGTCTCCCCCGCCGTGCACGGTCGGCTGCTCAAGCTGGACGAGTTCATCGCCGCTGGTGACTCGGCTGGTGCGCAGACTCGCGCCAACGGTCGTGTCGGTGAGGTCGCCGGTCTCCAGATCTACAAGTCGAACAACCTCCCGGCCGTGACTGACGCGGCTGCCACTGGTGGCCTCGCCATCGCCGGCTACAAGGGTGCGACGACCTACGCCGAGCAGATCGTCTCTGTCGAGGCGGCTCGGATGGAGAAGCGCTGCGCCGACATGGTGAAGGGTCTCCACGTCTACGGCGGCAAGGTCGTTCGCCCGACCGGTGTCGCCAAGGTCGAGTTCGACGCGACCGCCTGATCCATCTAGCAGAAGGGGAGGTTCGTCGTGGCTCTTGACCCGCTCGCCGCCGTGGCGGACCTTCCTTCTGCTTGGCAGTCCCATCCTGACGCTTCTCGGGCGTTGCTGGTGGCCTCTGCGGCTATCCGTGACGCCGCGGGGTCGGCGATCAGTGAGCAGACCGCAACGGTTGTGCTCAACGCCCCGAACGGCAAGCTCCT